TCACCGTCCCCGCGCTGTGCGGGAGCGACGAGACGAGATGAGCACCTCGCGGACAGGCTTCGACGTGCTGCCGCCGCCAACCGAGTACACCGTCTGCACCGCCTCGATCTGGAAGCTGCGGAACGTCCGACGCACATCAGGCGTGTCGTTCAGCGAGAGGATGAAGCTGCCCTCCAGGGCACCAAGGACGGCAGCCAGCGCCTCGAAGTCGTCTCGTCCGAAGCCTTGGCCATAGTCGCGCTCGCTGCCCCAATAGGGCGGGTCCAGATAGAACAGCGCGCCAGGTCGGTCGTACTTCGCGATGCAGGCTTGCCAGGGCAGGCACTCGATCACGACGCCGGTCAGCCTGCAGTGCACGTCCTCCAGCAGCGGCACGATCTTGGTCACATCGAACCGAGCCCCGGTCGTGTAGCTGACGCCGAACGCTCGGCCGATTACCTTGCCCCCGAACCCGCAGCGCTGGAGGTAGAGGAACCGGGCGCTGCGCTCGAGGTCGGTCATCGTGTCGGGCGGGGTCGCCATGAGGCGCTCGAAATCAGAGCGTGTGGTCAGCTGCCACCGGAGCATCTCCAGGAAGGCCTGATAGTGCCTTTGCAGCACCCTGAAGAGGGTTGCGACGTCCCGGCTCAGGTCGTTGATGACCTCGGCCGGCGGCGCGTGGCGCCTCCTCAGGAACACTCCTCCCATGCCGAGGAAGGGCTCGCAGTAGAGTTCGTGCGGGACGGCTTCGATCCGCTCGACGATGCGTTCAGCAAGGCGACGCTTGCCGCCGATCCAGGGTGCGACAGGACGAACAGGTGCGACGGCGCGCATAGACGCCATGGGATGACCTCGATAGCCTGATCCCGCCCCTGCAGGGGTGGCGGGATGGCCGCAAGCGGCCGATTGTGGTCATGAGGGCGCTTCCCCTCGGCTCGGGGCGCGCCAACGCCCCGTCCCCCGCCGGCCAACGCCGGCGACGAAACTCAGCTCGCAGTTGATGCGACCGGTGCGTTGAACAGCGTGACCGTGTCGCCTGTGTTCTGCGCCACGAAGACCATCTCTCCTCCGTCCTCCGCGCTGATGATCAGCGCATCGCCCCGGTGAAGCAGGTGGGCCAGGCCGTCGAAGAAGCCCGGCTCGCGGATGGACTTAGCCACTCCGTGCGGCTTGTAGAGCCACAGCGTGAACCCGCTCGCGTAGGCCAGGACTGACAGCCTTCCGAGATCGGCCTTCATGCGACGGCCGCCATTTCGAGGTCGAGCTCCCCGGCCTGCAACGTGATGCTCCCGCCAGCGATGATGTTCACTGCAGCGTTGAGCGATCCGACCCAGAAGCAATCGCCGCCGCTTGCCGCGGTGAAGACGCCGCAATGGGTGAACGCGCCGAGCGTGGCGCTGAACCCGGTGAACACGATGGCAGCCGCATTCGTCGCCTGCCGGCCGGTCCTGGTGATGGTGCCGATCGCCACGCGGGCATAGCCTCCCCCAGAGGCCTCGCCGGTAAGCCCGGCTGGGGCTTGGCCGGTACCGAGGCCCAGGAACAGCCCGGCACCGGCGACAGGCACCAGCGCCGCCGCAGCGCCTGCCTCAGTGAGATTGGTCGGCATGTGCTTCTCCTACAGCGGTTCGACCACGACGCCGGTTTGGTGCGCGGCGACGTGCATCACGGGCAGGGTCGAAAACACGTCCTCGGCGTCCTCGCCGATCTGCGCGATGCTCCCAGGGTCTGCCCACATGGCGCGCGAGAGCAGGCCGCGCGGCGGCGTCACACCGTTGACGAAGCCCGTGTATTGCCCCGTACCGATCAGGTACCGGAGGCGCGCACCCGCGGTCACACCGCTCACGGTCAGGTCGCGCCAGGCATAGCCAGTGGTGGCCACGGCGCTGTTGTCGATCGCGCTTGCCGCGCTGATCGTGCCCGCGGTGAGCGAGAGGCCATGCCCGCCCTGCGCGCGCAGCGGGTGGCGCGCCGGCGAGACGAACGTGGCGCGCAGCGTCGTGGCGTTCAGCATGCGCGCACGGCAGAGGCGCGGCTGGTCGGCGTAGGGGGTCGCAAGGCCCATGCGCCCGGCGATCTTCGGCGCTGCCATGCGCACGATGCGATGCGCGGTCGAGCGGATGAAGTGCAGGAAGTCGGAGCTGGCCTGCCACCCGCCGTTCGCCACCTGGCTGCCGGGATGTACCGTGCCGATCGCGCTCGAGACGCGGGTCGCTCCGCTCTGCGCCGGCACGGTTCCGGCCGCGGCTTCCATCGCCACGCGCAGCTCGCTGAGCCGCGCCTCGTCTGACGACACGCGGGTGCCGGCAATGCAGGGCAGGATCCAGAACGCGCCAAAGCTGGGCGCGCAAGCGGCCGTCAGCGCCTCGTAGAACGCGGTCAGGCCTTGGCCGTACTGCGTCGCGCTCCAATCGACGGAGTTGCCCGCATCGCCGCTGTGCAGGAAGTGAAGGTAAACCTTTGCGCGGGTCGGGCTGGCGCGGGCGAGGATGTAGTCACGCGTGGCGAGGCCGTGCGTCGAGAACTGCCCCGTGGCGCGGTTCCACCAGGCGGCCAGATTGCCGCCGGTGGTGTTCTCGACCAGCAGCGGGTTTCCCGACACGGCCGTGTAGGTCGGCGGATCGCCGCCGTTGCTCTGCCCGCGCACGCTGACGGTGACGCCGGGGAGGAAGGCGGCGAGATCCTGCTCAAGGCGCGTCGCCGCCACCGGCTGCGCGGCCATCGGCGTGTCGACGATCTCCGCCGAGCCGGTGAGCCCCATGATGGCGTTCGACTGGCCGCCGATGTCGACGTCGAGCGAGGGGAACAGGAAGCTCATGCGACCCTCGCGAGCAGGCGGTCGCAATTCGCCTGGATGTCGTTGTCGGCAGTCGGCGGCACTGCGTCATAACCGATCGAGTGCATCTCCCACCCGGTGCCGAACCCGCCCGAGTTGGCGTTGCCGCCCCAGCGGTTGCGGTTGATGTTGGCGATCGTCGAGGCGTCGGCTGTGATGCTGGTCGCCGCCGTCGTCGAGGCGATCTGCATCGTTGCCAGGTTGCCGCTTTTCGCCTTGGCGTGCATGAAGCTGGTAGAGCCGCCGGAGCGGTTGAGGGTCCAGGCAACCGCCGTCCAGACGTTGGCGTTCATCAGCCCGCCGCCGCCGAAGTTGACCTGCTGGTACGTGCCGCTGGTGTCGCCCTCGCGGATGATGTTGAGCCCGCCGGTGCTGCCCAGGATCAACGCGTGCGAGCGTCCGTACTCTCGGGTGTAGACGCCCGAGTTTGCACCGACACGGATCAGCGTCGCAGTGCGCGCCATCGGCAGCACGGGCACGCGCAGCAGCAGGTAGAAGATCCCCACGACGTTGCTGCCGGACTGATGCCGCGTCGCGATGGACGGCATCTGCAGCCAGTCGCCGGCGGCTTCGTCGGTTGCCGAGGCCGAGGTGAAGGAGAGCGTGTCGTTGGCGCCGCTGTGCGCCGGCTGGTTGGCGGCCGTCGGCTGCGTGATGGTGCCGGCGAAACCCTGCCCGCTGGTGAGCGCCGAGACGGCGCCGTTGGCTGTGGTCACCAGCAGGTCATTGTCGGCGCGGAAGTCGAGCAGGCCGGCGGTGTAGATCAGCTCGTTGTTGGCCAGCCCGCCGGCGACAGCGCCGAGCAGCCCCTCGCCGATGAAGCTGGCCGAGGTGAACTGGGTGCCTGGAGGCGGATCTGGCGGAGGCGGAACAGCGCTGGAAGGTCCGGCGAGCGCGATGCGCCCGACACCCACTCCGCGCACAGCGATTGGTGGCCGTATGCCTCGTCTGATCTGTCCGGGTGTACGTGCCATGCCGCTCCTCTTCGGCGACACTCGCCCGACGCAGCGATGCCTCTCAGGCTGATCGACGTCAGCCTTGCAGCATCCGTGCATCAGGGTCGTAGGCGAGGAGCTCCGCGACGCGCGTCTCGCTCCAGCTCATCGCGGCCGCCGCGCCAAGGACGCGGGCATCGTCGTTCCAGAGCCAGCGTGCCGCCTCCCAGAGCAGGCGGTCACGGACGGGCAGTGTCGCGACGATCGTGCTCAGGTCAACTGCTTCCTGATCCGACATGCGCTCGATCAGCGTGGAGCGCAGCACGCGCCACCTTCCAGCCTCGCGTCCGGTCGCCTGACGCCACGCGGCGAGGTATGGGCCGAAGGCCTCCAGGTCGACGGGCGTGCTTCCTGCGTCTCGCTCTGCGAACCCCACCTCTCCATCCCAGTGCAGCGCACGCACCCCAGAGGGCAGCGTCACAGCGCAGGCCGCGCCGACGCCGTCGACGACCACCATGCCATCAGCGGAGACAGAGACGCGCATCGCTGCCTCCTCAGGTCTTGATCACTGAGTTGACGACGGCCGTGGGCTGCACATTCGGATGGGCCTCGCCGCCGCCGGCTGCGGTGATCGTGAGCCCGTGAGTGTGTGCTCCGGCAGAAGACGTCGCGCGATCGGTCACACCTGAACCGGATGCATTGTCACCGTTGGAGTAGCCGCCCGTAGCGAAGGTGGGATCGAAGATGGTGCCGTTGACCGTGTGCGTGTGAGCGCCCGCGCTGTCGGTCGACCCTGCATGCGTGTGCGAAGGGATCTGCGGCGTCCCGAGCGTGTGCCTGTCGGAGCCGCCGGCGCCGCCGAGGACCTGCCCGTTGAGCCCTGGGTTGCCCGTGCCGGTGTTGGTCAAGCGCCCAGCAGCCGTTCCGCCCATGTTGTCTCGGCCGGCCCGCACGCGGCCGCGCAGGTCGGGCAGGTTGAACGTCGTCGATCCGTCTCCTGCGCCCCAGGTGGTACCGATCGCCGCGAAGAGCGCCGCCTGCGTCGTGCGACTGACTGGCGAGCCATCGCAGAGCAGCCAGCCTGCCGGTGGCGTTGCACCTGCAAAGTCCATTATGAACCCCGGCGGGATCGCAGCGCCGGAGGCCAGTTTCGAGGCGGCGACGCTGCCGTCTGCGAGCTGACTTCCAGGGATGTTGGCCGGAAGGTCTGCGATCACCAGGCTGCTCTTTGTCGCCAGCGCGCCTAGGCCGAGCGTCGTTCGCGCGCCGCCGGGAGTCCCTGTCGAGCCGAGCGTGTCTCGGATGACATCCAGCACCGCGTTGAGAGCGGTCCTGAAACCGCCTTGCGTGACGCCTGAGCCGGTGAGGTCGTTGTTCGGCGGAAGCGTGGCCATGGGTCCTCCTCAGTATCCGAAGATCGATGCATCAACGGTGGCGGCCACACCCGTGCCGGTCGCATCGAGCGCCTGCACGAGAGGACCAAGCACCTGGTCCTTATCGATCAGGAGCGCAGTGCGTGCCGTGGTGCCGCCCTGAAGCGTGAGCTGGACGGCGCCGATCGCGGCATAGGTCTTGGTGATCGGGAGGCGCGTGCCTCCGGCGGCGATCGCGACGTCGGCGAGCTGCTCGACGACCGACTTCGCATCAAGCACCCCGCGCAGGCGGCGGATCGCGCCGCGGGAAGCACCCGCACCGATCTCGACGCGGATCTCGAACGCGCCCTCAGAGGCTGGCACGACACCAGGCCAAGCGGACCATGACGCGCCGCCAGTGCCCCACATCGGATCCCCGTCACCCGTCCAGAATGACGCTCCATCGTCTGTCCACAGCGCGGCCGTCTTCCGCCAGAGCAGCCGCGCGCCGTCGCCCTCGAACTCGGCCTCGATCAGCACGCGCGCATCTGACGGCGGCGAGGGGAACGCGACTGCGTCCTCGTAGGCCATCGAGGACCACACATCGGGCGGCCACATCGCACCGCCGGGGCTGTGCCACATCGCCGCCGCGTCGTCGGGCCACATCGGGGCGCTGCCGTCCAGCGTCGCGACCAGGTCTCCACCCGAGACCTCGGCCGAGACGCGCGGTCCGGGCCAGGTGAGCGCGCGATAGTTGATGGCTGCCGCAGCGTTCTCGGGCACGGGATCGCCGAGGCCAACGATGATCCGCGCGGGCGTCACGCTCTCGTTGCCGCTGCTGTCGATGGCCTTGATCAGGATCGTCACATCGCCGGCGATCGCGGGCGGCAGCGTGAATGGGCTCGACGTGAGGAGGCCCCCATGCGCGGGGACCGCACGCTCCCATTCGACCGATGTGCCAGCAGCCCAGCGGATGATGTAGCCGGCCAGGTCAAGGTCCGGCACGCTCGACCAGTCGACGTCTCGGCCGGCGATCGAGAAGCGCTGCACATCGGAAGGCGAGGCTGCCTTGCCAACAGCCTGGTGCAAGGTGCTGTCTGACCACGCGCTGGCGGCACCGACGCGCGTGGTCGCGCGCACCTGGAGCTCGTAGACCGCGCCGTCTTCGACCGGGCTGGCGTAGAGGGTGTGCCGTACACCTTCAGCCGCGGGCCCGATCTGCCACGGCTCGGCGCTGTCTGCACGGCGCCAGCGCAGCTGCATGAACCCGAAGAACGGCTCGTCGCGCGCAGCGACACCGACGGCAATGCGGCTGATGATCGACCCGTCGCCACCGCGGATCAGGCCGCGCGAGCCGGAATAGACCTCATCGATCGCGGGCACGAGCGGGGGCGTGCCAGGCGGCGGGAACGGCAGCGTCATGCCTGGATCGAACGGCGGGATGACGCCCCCCGCATCCGCCGCGTGAACATCCGGCGCGGCGTCGACGAGCGTCAGCCGCGCGGTGAGGTCCGGGCCGGGCTGGATCTGCTTGACGAGCAGGAGAGCACTTTCGCGGCCTGCCTCGCCGAACTGCACCAGGTCGCCGATCGCAGGAGCATCCAACAGCGGGATCGGCACCGCCAGGGTGAGGCGTCGCGTCAGGCCATCAGCGTCGATCTCCGGCACCACGGAGTAGACATGGCCGGTAGCGTCGGACCGCCTGACGCGCAAGGTGTAGAGGCGGTCCGCTCTGGCCTCCATCGCTGCATCGATCGTGACGGCGACGACATCGCCGCCCTCTTCCTCGAGCTCGGCGACGCGGCCCCAGCCGATACCCCAGAGCGGCACGTCGTGGGCGACGCGCACGAGATCACCCCGCGTGGCGATCAGGTGCTCGACGTCGCACGAGATCTCGTAGGTCTCCGGCCTCAGCTGCGCGACGGCGAGATGATAGCGGCCCTCCCGCCATGCCTGAGCTCGCCTGGTGCAGCCCCACATCTCCAGCGTGTCGAGCCGCTGCGCGGTGTTCTCGTCGAAGCCGTCGGCGTAGACGATCACCTCCTGCTGCTGCCATTCCCTCTCGGGCTCGACATAGCGAACGCGGACACCCTGCGCCCGATCGGGGAAGAGCTTCCGACCACTGAAGTTCCAGCTGTTCCGCGGTGTGAAGTGCTGGATGGGCACGATCTGCGGGATGTCGCGCACGATCGAAAACCGGCCATCGCGCATGCCGAAGGCAGCTCTGCCGGAGGCAGCGATGTCGCGCAGCAGCTCGAACACGGTGGTCTCGGCATCGACGACCGCGTCGAAGGTCCAGCGCGGGGCTACACCATCCGGCGCGGCCGCATCACAGTCAGCTGCCCAGTCCACGAACGCCTGGAGGTCGATGCGGTCATCCGAGATCGGCCGGGGGTTCGCAGCACCGCGCAGCACCTCGAGGTAGGCCCAGGCATGGTTGCGCGTCGGCTGCCTGACCCACTCTGCCCCGTTCCAGACCGGCAGGAGGGCCTGCGCCACGGCGCTGAACTGATCCACCACACCCGAGAGCTGGTCGGTCGCCTTGATCCGCATTGCGACGATGCATCGGCCTGACCTGCGCAAGGGATAGTCAGGCTGGATCGAGCGCACGGCCGTGACGAACATCTCGTCCCGCACCGTCGCGCTCGCAGTGTCAGGCGTGAGCCTCGTGAAGCGGAGAGCATGGCGGCCCGGCGTCGGGAATACGATGCGCACGCCTTGCCGAACGGTGGACGTCGTCGCGGCCGTCACCGTCGTCTCACCGGCGCTGACCCACTCGCCATCAGGCAGAAGCCGCCATTCCGTCCGGAAGCTCACGCTGCGGTTCTGCTGCGAACCATCCCCACCGAAGGTGACCAGGCCACCGAAGGCCACGTCGATCGTCGTCTCTGCCGCCGCGTCGCGGGTTTCCAGGATCTGCGGGCCGCCGGCTTCCGTGATCTTGAGCGAGTACTCGTCCTGCCGGATGGTGCGGCTGTAGAGCGTGGCGGGTGCGTCTTCCGGATAGCCCTGGCGGATCTCGATCTCGACGCCCTCGAACTGCTCGATCGGCACGGCGCCAATCCGCAGGTCGGAGAGCTCGAGTGGCCCATACCCGAAGTCGAAGAGAAGGCGCAGGAACTGCTGGTCGCCCTCCGACTCAGTGACCGGCCGCGCCGCCATCGGCGGGTAGACGCGGTGACGGCCGAACACCCTCGGCACCGGCCCATAGGGGTTCGAACGGTTCGCGCTCCCGGTGATGGTCAGCGTCGGAGACGTGCGCGTGCCACCACCGAAGGTCAGGGACGAGAGCGATGGCTTCGGTGGGGGGACGAGAGCATTGATCGCGAGCGTGCCGACTGCAGTAATGAGGAACCCACCGAGTGCGGTCGCAAAGGCTCCCGAGCTGACGCCAAGGATAGTCGCAGGCACCAGCGCAGCGCTGCCGTAGATCCCTGCCAATATGGTCGATCCGAGCGCGGGCCCGAGGAAGAACGCAGCCGCGATCACGGCGATCGAGAGGATCGTCCGCAGGGGGTTCTTGCCGCCACCACCGCCGCCCTGCGGCACGACGCGGAGCTGGAGCAGCATGCCTTCGCGCGGCCTGACCAGGTGCCAGTTCTCGCGTGGTATCCATGCGGGATCTGCGACACCGTTCGGGTCAACGAGCCACACCTGGGTGAACGCACGAAGCGCGGGATCGATCGGCGCGTCGTTGAGCAGCTGCGCGACGGTCAGGCCAGCCGGCGCGAGATAGTCAGTTCGATCAGAGCCGAACGGACGCGGCAGCGCGATGACGCGCACTTCACCGGGGGCAGTCATGCCAGGTCCCAGTGCCGGTAGAGACCGAACCGGCGGCTTGCCCACCGCATCCCGTCCAGCCGATCAAGCGCGCTGTTCGTCCCGCGCTCGACGTGCAGCATCCATCCAGGGGCTACAACCAGGCCCACATGCGTCGGCTGCCCCATGATGCGGAACAGGGCAACGTCGCCGGCGCGCTCAGGCACGCCGAGCACAGGCGTCCAGTCAGGAAGAGCGCGCGCGACCGTCGCGGCAACAGCGTGCCGATCGGCAGTGTGAGCGTAGCCGCCGAGGTAGCTCGGCACCTCCGCGTCGAACACCTCCGCGAGCACCAGGCGTACCAGGCCCCAGCAGTCACAGCCGGATCGATCCCTGCCGCATTCGGCGAAGGGGAGCCCGACATATTCGGCAACCCATGCCGGCACCATCAGAAGAGCCCGGGGTAGTCGGCCGGCACGTAGGCGTCAGCCGGATACCTCGCGTTCAGCACGTCCTCGAACACCAGCTCGCCTTCGACCGTCAGCGTGTCGTAGCTGCCCTGGCGCAGCGTCATCCTGAACGGCCCAGCCTCCACCAGGTCGGGCTCGCTCGCGCGCACCACTTCAATCGCGACGCTCGGCGGCGACGTCAGCGCCCGCAGCGCCGCGACGATGTCCCGATGCACGTTGTCGATCTTCAGCGTGACGCGCGGCACGCTGTCGGCATCGTCGCCTGGCAGGTCGATCTGGAAGGGATATGCGACGAAGAGGTTGCCGCGGCTGGTGATGCCCTGGCCGTCATTCACGACGCGGATCGGTGACGCGAGGCCCTCAGCCTCGATCGTGAGCAGGATCAGCCAGGCCTCGGGCGTCTCCTCGGCCGTGAGCGACTGGCGTGCTGCCAGGGAGAGGGCGCGGCTCATGGCAGGATCTCCATCCGCAGGCTTGCTCGCCACAGCGCGCCTGCATCCTCCGGCCGCAGCTCGGGCGGAGCAGTGAAGCGAACGCGCGAAGGCTCGCCGGTGCGTGGATGCGTCCAGTCGAACGACAGCGACCCCGCGGCCGTCGTGTCCCGCCAGAACGCCATGAGCGTGACGGTCTGGGCGGCCGACATCAGCATCGTGCCTTCGATCGCGGTCACCCCGGCCGTGTATCGACGACGCACCTTTGCGGGGCCGACGTCCATCGGTGTCCGGATGGCTAGGTCAGTGGGGCGCTCGCTGTAGCCGTCGATCTCTGATGCGCCAGGGAGGGTGGAGGGCCAAGCTGGCATCAACCAGCTCCCCGCCGGCTGAGGCCGTAGCTTGCCTGCATCTCACGATCGAGCGCGCCGTCGGCGACCGCGCGTCGCACTTCCTGCCGCACGACCATCCTGATCATGCGCTGCCCGTCCGGCCCACGGCTCTCAGTGGTCTCGATTGGTGGGGCGCCCGCGCCACGCTGGTCGATCACCTGCACGATCACGTCGCCGCCACCGGCGGGTGCCAGCGCGCGCATCTGCGCCGGGGTGAAGACGCCCTCGCCACGTTCAAGGATCGCTGGCACTTCGTTCGGACGGATGATGCCCCCAGTGTGAAGGCGGGGCGCTTCAGCGAAGATCGCCTGCGAGACCACACGACGCGCCCCGTCACCGGTTCCCACGATCCCACCGGTGTGCAACGGCGTCGCCGTGACCGGCACGATGGGATATGTTCCTGAGCTTCCAGGAGACATTCCGAAGCCAAATGCCCCCGCGAGCGACGACAGGCCGCTTCGCAGCAGCACCGAGGCCGCCTGTGTCAGTGGCCCGGTGATCTGCTCGTAGATCAGCTTCTCCAGCACGCCTGAAGCGAGCCGCTGCAGCAATCCGCCGATGCCACCATCGAGCGCGCGCACGCCGGTGAAGGCATCAGCAAGCGCGCGGGCGGACTCGCGACCGAAGCCTTGCACCTCGTCGCCGAGCTTCTCAAACGCCGCCTCGAGGCCGCCGATGTCGGTCGTCGCGCCGCTGGCAGCTTGCTGGGTCTTCGCGAGGTCTTCGCCTGCGCGGGCGAGAGCACGCTGCCAGGTCTCCTGGGAGATAAGGCCGAGGTCGAGCAGGGTGTTCAGACGCGCCTGCTCGTCGTTGTAGCGCTCGAGCGGCGTGCGCACCTCCTGCTCAAGCGACTGCGCGGACTGTCGTAAGGCCCTGAAGGGATCATCCACGGTGGTGCTGCGCGTGGCACCTGCAGCTCGCGGGCGCTCTGGCCGCGCTTCAGGCTGCCCGCTCGGCAGGGGCGCATTGAAGATCTGCCGCTCAGCGGCCGCCAGGGACTGAAGCTGCCCTTCCAAAAGCCGAAGCTCGTTCCGGTACTGCGCGATTGTGGCTTGAGCACCGTCGCGGAAGTTCTGGAAGTCGAAGGAGCCGTCACCCTGCTGCTGCCTCTGCGCGGCGATCTCGCTCTCAAGCCCCTGAGCGGTGGCAAGCGCGATCGCACGGCGGCGCTCGATCTGCACCCGAGCGTTGGCGATCGCCGCGACGCTGTTCTGCCGCTGCTCGATCGTGAGGCGTCGCGTTCTGGCCTCGCTCGTCTCAAGGGCGGTCGAAACCCCGTCGAGAGCCTTCCGCAGAGCGTCCTGCGCGCTTGCGAAGGTGGTTGTCTCCTGAGCCGCTGTGCCGAAGATGTTCGACGTCGCGAGCATCTGCGCGCCAACCGCTGCGACCTGCACCACAAGGCCGGCAAGCCCGCCGGCGAGCGCACCTGCCAACTGCCCGCCCTGCTGCGCGAACGCGGTGAAGGCAGAGCCGCCGGCCTGGACCTGCGTGACGAAGTCGCCGACCTGGAAGCCGATCTGGCCGAAGTTCTGCCGCACGCGCTGGAGAGCGGTTCCGGTGCGGCCAGCCAACGCGCCTTCGACCTGCGCACCAGCTCGTGCAGCGGCAGTGCCCACGGTGGCGAGTGAGCGGCTGGCGGACGCAGCCGCAGCATCGATCTCACGGGCGGCCGCCGTCCCTGTTGGGCCGAGCGCGCCGATCGCGCTCTGCGTGCGGACAAGCTCCGCCCGCGCAGCCGAGCCATCAGCATTCAGGACGAGCTTGACGGTCAGGTCGGTCATGCGTGCATCGCCGCGAGCGCCTCGCGTTCGAGGTGCCGCACCTGTTCGAGCACCGTCTCGGTGAGGACGATGCCGCTCGCATCAGCCACAACCGGCATAGCAGCGTAATCGAGGCCCGTCGGGAGGCCCTTGAAGCCGGCGCGCCGCCACTGTGTGCCCATCCGAACGAACACCGTCACCGCCTGCCAATTGTCGGGGAAGACTTCGACGGCTGCCGGAACACGGGCCGAGATGTCTTCAACCATCTCCGCCGTAGCCCCCAGCGCCGCCGCTTGCCGCGCCTGCTCCGTTGCCGCTTCCGCACCGCCGCGTGGCTCGGCCAAGGCACGCGCGACGGCCGTCAGTTTTTTCGGGCAGCTCCGCCGCTGATTGCCTCGGCATAGGCCTCTGCCAGCCCCGTCAGGACGTAGGGGATCGAGACCAACGCCTCCGCAGCAGCCTGGCTGAATGGGACGTTGTTCTTGTTCTCGTCCGTGATGTCGCTCCACCCGACCAGCGCTGCGGCCAGCAGCGCACGCGTGTCGCCGGCGAGCGCATCCACACGCTCTCGCGGCAGCAAGCGAAACCGGGCGTTGAAGCGCTGGATCTCGTGCTTCCCGTCATCGATTGGCACGCGCACGATCACCGGCCAGGTGAACTGCGGGTCCTTGGCCATCACAAACATGTCGTCACCTCAGCTGATGGAGAGCGTGATCTCGTCGTCGCCGACGTTCGGCAGTGGCACCAGGTCCATGTCGAGCATCGCGATGCCATCGCTGTCGCGATACCGGGGGTTCAGGATCTGCACGCGCGGCAGGTTGATCTCGGCGATGTTTCCCGCCGACGTGCCCTGCCGGCACCGGACGAGAACTGGTGTCTGCGCATCCGCGAGCGCGAAGAAGTTCTTCGTTCCCAGCGCCGGCGCCTCGATGGACACGGTGGCGGCCGGCGTGCGGCCGGTGATCTGCACCGATCGCGTGCCAACGAGGTCGCGATAGACCACGTCGTTCGCGTGCGTGTAGCTGAAGCTCTCCATCGCCAGCGCCGTGAAGCCATCGATCTCGATGAGCGGAGTGTCGACGAAGCCGACAGGTCGCGGGTCCTTCCACGCAGTGAGCGTGACAGCCGGCAGCGCGACGGCCGTCGGCTGCGTGAAGAAGGCCTGGTACTCGAAGCGCAGTCGGGGGAAGGCGTTCGCGTTGAGCTCGAGCGACCAAGTGCCCCGCCCGCCGAGGCCGCGATGCTGCGTGCCGTCGAGGTTGTAGATCAGCGTCAGGCTTTCCTCACCAGCAGAGACTGGCGTGAAGTCGACGCGGGTGGATGGCACGACGGTCTGCGCCATCGCGCAGCCGCGCAGCAACGGGCCGAAGGCCGGGATGTCACCCGCAGCGCCCGCCCCGGCGAGATCCACGGTGGCGGAGAGACGCATGCGCTTGCCGGCCAGCACGTAAGGCCGCGCACCGAAGTAGGGACGGATCAGCGGGCGCTCGATGCGCTCAGCCTCCATCGGCGTGACCTCGGCCTCCTGGAGCAGCACCGCGTTGGCAGCACCGGTGGGCACACTGTCGACGCCATAGGTGGTCTCGATCTTTGCCAGCGTCGCGACGCGGTTCGTGCGTGCCATGGATCAGCCTCCCTTCCGCTTCACCGCGGTCGCCTTCGGCGGCAGCTCCGGCAGGTTCGGCTCGACCACCTTCGGCGCGTCGATCGGCGTGCCGTCGGCCTCGCACGGCTTCGGCAGCGCAGGCGTCTCGGTGCCGCCGATGCGCCGCCGCGAGCCATCGGGCAGCAGCTCGTATGAACCACCCTCTGCAGCCATGCTCAGACACTCCTCAACGTGCTGCGAACCTGGAACTCGGCCTGCCACACGACGTAGCCCTCACTCGCGTCGACGAGACGGCCGCGGAGATAGGTGATGGCGTCGTGGCTACCGTCCGGCGCCCAGCCGACGAGCGCCTGGAGGCAGAACGCGCGCACCGGCTGAAGCAACGCCTGAGCTGCCTCGCCGCGGTGGTCGCGCACGCTGGCGACGATCATGACCACGGCGAAGGTCTCGGTGAGACGCTGACGCACCGCACTGGTGGCGAGCGAGTTCTGCCCGGCCTCATCGGCGAGCTCGATGACGTAGGCCGCCGGGCACCGCGCAGCCGGGGGCGGCGCCTGCAGCGCGGCGTACTCCGCTGCGCCGGCGACGGTGCGGAAAGGGTTGCCGAGGACTGCCTGCAGGCGCGTGGCGATGGCGCCGATCATGCCTGGCTCCCGCCGCGCGCCAGGCGGTCGCGCAGCCAATCAGTCGTGATGGCGACGATCTCCGCCCGATCCTCCGCATCAACGCCAAGGAACGGCCGAGCCGGGATCGTCACCTGGCGGCGGACGACGAACTTGTCACCGATCCGGAACCGCAGGCCTTTCGACGTCTTCGCGCGAATGGTGGCGCCGAGCTGATGTACGCCGGCATAGACCAGGTTGCTGCCGACTTCGACCCGATCAGACGAGGGCCGATGAGTGATTGAGGCGCGCAGGCGCCCGCTGTCGACGAGTGTCTGACCGCCGACAGAGGCCGCGCGCGCGCTGCGCTTCCAGGGCACTCCAACTGGCCCGCGCGCCGTCTCAAAGCGAAACTGCGTGCTGGCCACCAGCGACGCGCCGATCTGATCCATCAACGAGGTGAGGTCGCGCGTTGCCGCAGCTGCTCTGCCGAGCGCGCTGGCGATCTCGGCATCGTTCACAGTGATGTCGACGCGCGCGACCATCAGCGCGTGAAGTCCGCGAGCTGGTCGCGCGAGAGCTGCCGGCCCGGCGCGTCGATGCGCACCTGGCCGGCCACACTGGACGACGCCGGCGGTGCGGCGCCAGCGATCTCGGCGCGGCCGTCAGCCAGGTCGCGCAGGAGCCGAATGGCATCGTCGTAGTCACGGCGCACGGCGTCGCCGGCGCTCTTGCCGTGCAGCTTGTATCGCGCGATCGAGAGGCACGCCTCGCCGAGGAAGACCGGCGCCGGCGAGACTGGCACGGCGTAGCGCCGCGCCAGATAGCCATCGATCTCTGACGATGCGCCAACGAGAGCCGAGGCAACGACGGCGGCATCGATCGTGTTGCCGCCGGCGCGGTTCGTCAGCTGGACGAGCTCGTCCGTGCCGAACCTGGTCTCCAGCTCGGCCTGCGTGGCGTAGGGCACGGCGGTCAGGCCTTGGTGCGCTTGGCCCGCGGCTTCGACGCAGGGGCACTGGCCGGCGCAGCCTTACCCTCGGCTGCGCCGGCTCCCGTCTGGTCAGTCGCTGCGGGGGGCATGGGGGGCGGCAGCGGAGACGCCTCCGCTGCCGAGGCGGGGGGCACTGTGCCCCCGCCTGTCGCGCCGTCAGCAGGGGCGTCCTGCTGGCCGACCGCTGCCGCGCCGTCCGAAGCAGTGGACGGCGAGGTCGCGGGCGGCAGCGCCGTGAATTGAGTTGCCTGCGTCGCGTGGTCGGTCTCGGGCCAGATCACCCCCTTGTCGATCAGGCTCGCTGCGAGCTGATCATCGCAGGTGATGATGGCGCCCACCGGATATGCGACAAGGTCGTGATCGAGAGGGGAGATGACCCGATAGCGGTGCATGGCTCAGGCCACCGCGTCCTGGAAGAGGTAGCCGAGATCGTTCGCGCTCACGACCTCCGCCACACTCTCGCCGACGCGCACGCGCGTGCCGCCGATGATGCCGGCGTGCGGCTCTGGCATCTGGCCGGAGAAGCGCGTACCGAACTGCGCGGTGAACCCGAACGTGGTGCGCATCTGCGGCCCAGCCAGGCTGTCTCGGTGTATCAGCGCGCAATGCTTTCCCCAGACCCTCTGCATGTTCGCTGCCTGGCCCTTGCGAGCGGTGTTGAGCCAGCCTTCGCCGACAAGCACATCTTCGAGCTCGAAAAGCGCCGCTACCTGCTGACGGGTCACGATGCCGCTGTCGTTCGCATAGCCCATCACCGCCTTCACGATCTGCGGGTGCATCGACAGGCGCGTCCAGGCCTGGCGGCCAATGACCATGACGTTGCCGCGCATGACCATCGTGTCGAGCGCGGTGGTGATGTTCACGAGCGGCGTCGAGTTGGTGAAGTCGGACCACTGGCTCGTGCCGGAGAGGGTCGTGCGCTGAGCTGCCGGATAGGTGTTCAGCGCGAAGACGATGTCCGCCACTCGCTTCTCGCGGTCCAGGAGCACAAGGTCGGTCAGGCCCTGAACCGCGCGCTCGACCGGGTTGTAGCCCTCTGGCGCGTTGTTGATGTCGCGCTGCGGGATGACATCATCCAGACCGTAGTCCAGACAGGCAGCCGCCACTTCGACGGCAGTGAACTCGAGTTCGTTCGGACGCGACCGACGGCCGATGCGTGTGTCGGGGATCGTGAAGCCCTCGGACATCGCGTGACGCATGTACTTGAACTCCTGCGTGCCGACGGGCACGCGGGGCAACACAGCATCGGCAATCAGCGTCGAGTTGCGATACTGGACCGCGATCGCGGTCAGGGTCTGCTGGATCGGAAACGGCGCGTTCGGCATGGGTCAGGCCTCCTCAGCCCTGGAACGAGCCCGGCGCGAGCAGCACCGGGATGATGTCGCCGCTGGCAGCGGACACGAGCGCGATGCCGATGACGCGGACGTTCGAGCCCGCAGCCGCGGTTGCGGCGATCACCGCGCCGTTGGCGTCGGAGGTCAGGAGTGCGCCGCGGGTGATCGTGCCGCCAGCAACGACCTCGGTGACCCCAGCCACGTCCACGTCGCAGCGCTCGCCGGAGACAGCGCCGCCTGGCTGCCGGCAGACGCCGATCAGCGCGCCGGTCGCTGCAGCAGCCTGAACCACAGCCCCATCAGCGGCGCCGGGGATGACGACGCGGTTGAGGCCGATCGTGCCGCCGGCGGTGAAGGTGCGGGTGAGTGTCGGGGTCACTGCTGGGCCTCCCTGCTGATGCGGACCACGGCGTCGGCGAAGCTCAGCGCGTGACCCTTGTCGGCCTCGGCTTTGATCAGCGCCTCGGCGCCGCGCGTGATGCTGCGGTGGTCGGTAAGGTCGACGCGCTCGATGCCGTCACCGGCGACCTCGCCGAAGGCCACCTGCCTCGGCATGCCCTTGAGCAGAGCCTTCAGCGCGTCGGCCGGCACCACCTCGCCAACCTCGCAGAATGCCAGCGGCTTGGTGAGGTCGACCTTTGGATCGGCGAGCGTGCCGAGCAGCTGCACGACCAGCTCGCGCGATGCCTTCGGCAGCTGCGACGCCGCGACGAGCTCGTCTGCGAACTGCACAGCCTGCTCGCGATGCCGCTGGCGCTCGAGCTCGGCGACCGCAGCCTCACGGCGCACCAGCTCCTTCTCACGCGCGGCAAGCTCCGCCGCGCGGTCCTGATCGGGCATGGGATCGTCCTTCTTCGGTGTATCGGTTGGCCCCGGCTCGCTGTAGGCGGGCGTCGGCGGCGGCATCGGCAGCGAGGGGGCGTCGGAGATCAGATCGAGATCGCCGGATGGCAGCACGCGGTCAGCCGTCTCCTGGCCGAACTGCGTGAGCATGAACTCGCGCATGCGGCGTAGCGCGGAGCCGACGATGCCGAGCGTCCAGGTCTCGGCCAGCTCGACCACACCCTCTTCGCCAGAGGCGAACGAGATGGGCTTCAGACCCTTCACCGCCGGTGGCTGCGCGCCCAGCACCCCGACGTGCCTCAGATACCAGCTGCCCGGCTTCGGGTTGTTCGGTGCGTCAGGGCTGTAGAGGCTGACTGAGACGCGCTTGTAGCGACCGGCGCGCACCAGCTCGGCGAACGCCGGGTCAACCTGCTTCGGCTGGGCGAGCAGAGTGCCGCCCTCAACCCGCAGGCCCTGCACCCAGCCATAGGCGGGCGCATCGACCTCGGGGTGCCCGACCACGATGGGTGCCTCGTGCACCGCGGGGTCGTAGCTCTCGGCGAGCTGCGCCAGGTCAGCATCGGTGAACGCCACGGTACGGCCTGCAGTATCGGTGTGCCGGCCTGACCGGAACACTTCGATGGGCGCGGTCGTGGGATCGGTGTTGCGGTTCGTCGTCATCGGGGGCACCGTAGGCAGGTGCCGAGCAGGCACTCAGGCTGACGCTTTTCAGCCCGCGAGGGGCGCCGGAAACGCTCGCGGCCGCAGCGTCGCTCTCCAGGCTGACCCGCCCCCGAAAAACATCGACGCTAATACCCAGTCTGAAAGCCGCTGAGGGGGGTCTGCGCCCTGGGTGGTAGCTCCGGGCCAGAAACGGGCACAGGCCACTGTATGGGCTTCCTACGGCCTCGCCGCCGGCGGGCGTGCATGATCGGGCACGATCGCGTATGGTTCGCAGGTGGCCGGCAACGCCGAGACGGTAGGCGTCGGGCGCTCCCGCAGGGGACTGTCCGAGAGGTAGCGGGGACCGCACTACCCCGGCCACGGCACTCACAGAGCCCCGGAGATCACCCGATACCGGTTCGTGTCCGTCAGGACGCGGAGTTCCACCAGGCCGGCTGTCACCACGCCTGAGCCGTCGACAAGGCGCCGCGCGCCTCGCTCCTGCCGTCGGCGCGTCAAACCGCTCCGCACCACAATCTTTCCGAGCCGCGCATCCTCCGGGCGGCCGGGAGTGAACACGAACAGCAGCTCGCCTCCCTCGAGGTCGAGCAGCACCGCGTCGGGCTGGTCGATCAGATCCGGCAGCCGCAGGACCATCGCCTGCGAGATGGCCTGGCCACGCTCGGCCTTGGTCGACCGAACCAGGTGGATCAGCTCGGCGTCACGGATCCAGATCGCCGCCGTCGCCGGCGGCCGCCCGGCGGCAGTGACGGCGGCGATCTCGGCAGGCTTCAGCGCGCCGACGACGCGAAGCTCGCCACGCGCCTCGCCGCGCTGGAGCGTCGCGGCCGCCCAGAGCATGAAGTCGGCCGCTGCGGCCGCGCGCACGTCGGCGCCCCACCTGGCGGCAGAGGCCGCGCCGAGATCTGCATCGACCTGCAGCAGCGCATCGTGCAGCCGCCGCGAGGCATCGCGCGCCCTGGGGCCGATAGCCGCCGCATCTGCGAGCGACGTGGCGGCCAGGCCCGCCGGTGGCGTGATGTCCTGCGGCGTGAGCGGCGCTGACCAACCCGGCAGCGGGCCGCCGCCACGCGCCGCGCGTTCGGCCTTGCCGACGTTGTGCGCCCAGCCCTCATCGATCCCAGGCGGCAGCTCAACGATCCTGTTGCCGTCGCGGCCGCGGATCGATCGTGGCGCCGTGCCGCTCGGGGGCGCGGGATCCGTGATGGTGAAGCCAAACCGCGCCAGGTCACGCTGCGAGAGGCTCTGCGCCGTGCACCGGCAGCCCCAGCCGTTCGGCGGGAAATGCGTGTCCCAGAACGGGTGATCAACCGGCAGCACGGTCCCGTGCCAGGCGCGATGCTGCGGCCGCGTCCGGTTGTCGAGCACCGCGACGTAGCGGACATAGGGCCTTGCGGTCTTGAGCCGTTCGATCTGCGCCCACTTCCCCGCGGCATAGGCCGTGCGGAGGTTCGTCTCGAAGATCACGCGCGACCGCCAGCCGAACTTGCCGCGCAGCTCGAGGCCCGTGCGCGCCATGATGTCGCGCAGCTCGCGGCGGAAGTCGTCCAGCGTGGTGCCGTTGGTGATCGCACCGTCGATCGCCGTGCGGATCGCCTGCAGCGCTTCCATGTTCCGGACGCCGGCGACCGCGAAGGATGTCGTGTAGGCCTCGGCCGAGAGGTCACGCCACCCATCGGTGCCGATGTTCAGCTTGTCGCGGAAGAACCTGATGGCCTCATCGAACGGCACCGCGCCTGGCTGTGGGGCGATCGCCATGCATCAGACCTGGTCAGCGATATCGGATCGACCGGATAGGCCAGCCACGAGCAGGGCCTGTGCCATCAGCTGCGCCAGGCGATCGTCGGAGATCTCCGGCACCAGCGCGACCAGGCCATCGGCGACGTCCTGCAGCGTGGTGGCCCGCGCGACGAGCGCGTCGATCGCCGCCATCAGAGGATCCGACCCGGTGCTGAGCATCGTGCCGAGCTGGTCGGTCAGATCGTCAGCGGTGTCGCGATCCGCCCCTTCGGCCGGCAGCGTCGATCGCTGGCGGGCAGCACGGCCCGCCTCGGCGAAGAGGCGTGCGAGGTCATTGTCCTGGCCAGGCGCCGGCTGCGCGGCTTCAACCCGCGGCTCCCAGCCCTCGCCATAGGTCTCGGTGACATAGTCCAGCGTCGGGCGGAACCCGAGCGCATAGACCTTGGTGTCGCGCTCTGCCTGCGCAGCCAGGTCCTTCGGCTCCGACACGTCCCACCACAGGCGCGGCAGCGGCGCACCTGGCATGTTCACGTCGACGATCCAGCGCACCAGGCTGTCATTCAGCGTCTGCGACAGAAGGTCCGCGTCGGCCTTTGTGATCTCGAGCCGAACCTCGTTTTGCACATCGCCCAGCGCGCGCGATCCACCGGTGCCGTTGCTGGTGGTGAGCGTCTCGCCAAGCACGACCTTGCTGATCGCCTCGTCCATGTAGCGGGCGAGCTTCTCATAGCTGTCGAACGAGCCGCTGCGCTTCGCCTCGATCAGCTCGATCACCATGCCTTCGGGCACGGTCACGCCCGCATCGGTTGCGATTGCCTGCAGCGCCTCGAGGAGCTTCTGCTGCTCGCTCTCCGGGGTGCCCGACGGATACTTCCCCAGCGCGGTGGGCTGGCCGAACTTCTCCAGGCCGCCGAGCCAGAAAGCCACACCCTGGCGCTTGAAGAACACGGGCCAGAACAGGCTGTGGCCGAGGCCAAGGCCCCAGGGGTTATCGTAGCGTCCGCCGAAGCGGTGAACGATCATCTTCCGCGCTGGCAGCCTGATGCCTTCGAGCGGCGAGCTGCGAGTCAGCATCCGAAGCGAGGGCTGCAGCACCCCGGCGGCATCTGCCTCCGCGACGAAGGTGAAGCGGCGCGGGTCGCGGTGCTTCAACGCGGCCGGCAGGATGCCCTCCGCCGTCGCGGCCCAGATCACCTCGACGATTGAGATGCCCTTCATCACGGCGTCGAGCAGGTCATGCACCAGGCGCTCGAGGCCACGGTTGCCGAAGGCGCGCGAGACAAGCTCGGCCGCGGCCGCGGCTCGCGCGTCGTTATCCGCAGCAGGCTCGACTTCCCAGCGACGGCCGACCAGGGCAAGGCGCCGTTTCTGCAGCACGGTCGCGACCTGGTCATCACGCTCGAGCTCGTCGTAGAGCCACAGCCCCTTGCCGGCACCGCGGCTCGTGAGCGTCGAGTCCTCATGAGCGATGCGATTGCCGAACAGCATGCGGTTCGGATCGGTCGCGATGGTCGCGATCTCGTTCCGCAGTTCGGTGGGAAGGCGCGCCATCGTCAGCCTCCGATGAAATCCTGCAGGCCACTGGCCATGCGCTGCTTGCCTGTCGTCTGATGCTCCATCGGCACGACGTCGCTTCGCGATGCGGCGTAGGCCAGCGCCAAGGCGATCGCGCCGTCGCCGTGCCGCGTCTTGCCCTTGGTGCCGGTCCGAAGGTCAGGGACACGCGCGATCCCGCGCACGAGGCGGACCAGGCGGAGATCGTCGACGATCTCACGATCCCGCGGCACCACGACCAGATCGTCCTCGAAGGCGGCCTTCAGCGGCGGCATGTGCTCGCGGTACCAAGCCTCCGAGAAGGTCACCATCTCGATGCGGTTCGGGCCGAACTTCTTCATGGTGTTCTCGGCCGTGGTGAACCCCTGGCCGCCGGCGTCCATCTTCCCGCTGCGGAAGCGCGGCAGACGCTCAATCACGTACCTGAGGATCCACTCCTGCTCTTCGGAGGGCACGTTGCGCAGCTCGAGCACGAAGGGCGTACGCCGCTTGAGGTTAGCCTCGATCGCTAGAGGCCAGAGCACCGTGAGGTCGTGGTAGCGGCCGAAGTCCCAGCCGAAGCAATGGGGCGTGCCGGCGTCGAGCTTCTCCATCTCCGGCAGCAGGCGCGCGATGCACCAGGCCAGCACCTCGATCCGCCTCTGCGTCTCGGGCAGCAGCACGAACTCCTTCGTGCACTCCCAGCGCAGCACTGGAATGTCGGAGGCCGAGCGCGCCTCGATGAGCGCCGCCGACAGCCAGGTTCCGCTACCCGAGGACGGAATACAGAACAGCTCCTCGTCAGCGGCGGAGCCGTAGAACGCGATGATGCTATCGCGCCACGCCTGCTCACCCTCGGCCGTCCAGGTCTCGCCCTTCACCATGCAGATGCGCTGGTACAGGCCGTCGGCCAGCGCGTCATCGAAGGTGCAGCGGAGGAGGTGGTACGGCTTTCGGGCCGCGCGGATGTCGTTGACGAGGACGTTGAAGGGGTTCGCGTCACCATCGTGCGTCGAGATGATCAGGACGCGGCCGCCCCAGATCAGCAGCGCGAACGCCGCCTTCAGCAGCTCGTCGAGATCGTCATGGAACGCCGCCTCGTCGATGATTACCAGGCCCTGCATGCCACGCAACGCCCGCGGCACGGACGGCAGCGCCACCACCTTGTGGCCGGAGGCGAACTCGATCCGGAACGCCTTGATCTCGCGCTCGGGGGTTTCAGGATCGGTGAACAGGAACTCGGCGACTTCGACCGCGGCTGGTGAGAGCTGTCGTGCCCAATCCGCGACATAGTCGATGAACTCGCGCGCCATCTCCAGGTTGTAGCCCATGTAGAGCACATCCTGGCCGCCGGCGGATCGCGTCGCACCGGCAGTCAGCGCGGCGATGGCGCCCGCAGCCCATGAGTAGCCTGTGCGCCGGCTCTTCTCGACGACGGTCACGGCGTGCGCAGAGACCGCCGCCATCAGCTCCTGCTGGTAGCGGAGAAAGACGGGCGGCAGTGCGCCCTGATCGACCACAGCTCAGAACGTCTCCGGCTTCGCGACGGACCGCACGAGGCACATGTAGCCCTTCTGTAGATCGGTGCGCGCCTCCGCCAACCAGCGAGGGTCGGGCGTCAACAGGATCGCCGAGCTGCCCTCGTTGAGCGGCAGACAGAAGTTCTTCACACGCTCCACGAGCTCGCGCGTTGCCTCGGCATGCGCCTTGATCTCGTTGATCAGCGCGACCTCCTCCGCAGCGAAGGAGCGGTAGCCGGTGATCTGCGGTGGTGGCTGCGATACGCCAGGGTCAGTCGCGAAGTCGCGCAGCAGCTGGGCGATGGCCACACGAGGCTGACTGCCCTCTCCGAGTTCCAAGTGCGCCGGCAGCTCCAGGAAGTCAGCCCACTCAGCGGCCTTCCGAAGTCGGTCGTTCTGGGTCACTTGCACAGATCCTTTTCGGTGGTGATGACATGCCGATGCAGGTCACGCATGTCGTAGAAGGCGAGGAAGTCTGCGAGCCGGCGCTGGCGAAGGCCGTCGATCGACCGGCGCATCCAGGTGCCTAAGACCTGGCTGAACTGCGCGGCATCGCTCCCGGAAGCCTGGACCGCTGCTTCATCCATGGCCGACGACATCCGGCCCGGAAATCATGCGCCGCGCCTTTTCCGAGGCGGCCACCAGCGCGCGCGCCATTTCAACAGCCTGGTCGGGAGACATGAGAGCCGAAACCCGCTGTCCGGCCTGTGGCGTGATCAGCACCTTCACGCCGTCTCGAGAGACCAACACACTCAAGCCGACGACCTGATCGCCACTCACGCCGCCACCCCGAAGATGCGCGCCTTGATCGTGTCGACCGTGTCGGCCGAGAGGCCCTTCTCGCGCCCCAGGGCTTCGACTGCCTCAACCGCCGCATCAGCACGCTGCTTCGTCTCAGCGCGCAGCCGCGCCTCGATCTGCGCCTTCACCTGGTCGACGCCGACGAGATCCTTCACCGCGCGGGCGAGGTAGTGGATGTCCTTCGGATCGGCGGATGTCTTGTCGGCCATGCTGGTGAAGGCGAGCGTCTTCAGCATCTCGGCCAGCAGCCTGCCGACGTCGCCATCAGGATCCGCTTGGAACTGCGACACCCAGCGGCCCGCGACCTCCTGCGCCTCGCGGTAACGCGCCAAGCTGTCCTCGAAGTCCTTCCGATATCGACCGACCGCGCTGCGGCTGGCAATGCCGCCGTGCGCGGCGATCAGCGCGACCAGCTCGTCGATCGTGGCACGGCCTTCCCTTATGGCCGCGTCTACCGCCTCGCGGATGCGCGGATCGAGCTTCGCGACTGTGCTGCGGCTCCGGGGCATCAGGTCAGGTTCCCGGCCTGCGGCGCTTCACGCCCGGCACGGTGGCTCGTCCGAGGGCCACATCGCCGCCGCGCTCCGTCAGCGTCGCGACCACGAGGCCTGCCGTGTCTCGCGTCGTCACAAGCCCCTGCTCGGCGAGCCAGGCGAGGTCAACGCGCACCTGGTCGGACGATGCCATGTGGCCAAAGCCGTCGAGCGCGCTCTGAAGCAGTGCCTCGTTGGCCGTCGCACCTGGCGCTCCCTCGATCAGGATCAGCAGCGACAGGCGACGATCGGCGGCGACGGCTTCGGTGTAGCTGCTCACGACCCGCTCCGCTTCATGTACTCGTCGATCAGCTCGACCTTGCGCATGTGCGACGTCAGCAGATCGCGCGTGCCGACAAGCTGAGCGTTGGCCACCTTAACGTCGCCGCGCAGGGCCTCGATCGACAGGCTGATCGATGTGATCTGATCGGCCGTGGGCAGCGTGTCCAGGCGGGCTTCTATTGCCACTACGCGCTGGTCCACGTGCCGAACCTGGTCAGCAACCGCGCTGACCTGCTGCACGCTCGCGCGCCCCTCAAGCATCTTCTGCACCTGCGTACGGAAGGCCCAGCCAGCGACGGCGATGAAGAGGCTAACGGCCAAGGCGAAGAGGCCCTGGAACTTCTGGAGGATCTCGAACATCACCGGCGCACCGTGAGCGGCTTTCCGGCATCGGTCGCGAGTTCATCCATGCGCGCTGCGGCCACAAGCATCTCGCGATGTGCCTCCTGCACCCTGTTCCAAGCCTTGCCGACGCTGTGATGCAGACTGACGAGCACGATGCCGCCGGCGAGCACGTCGCCGTGTCGGCCTGCACCGTCGGCGCCGAGGTCAGCTGCCTTCAGCTGCTGCACGGCCATCGCAAGCGCATCGAGAGCGCCAGCTCGGGCGGCGCGCGCGTCATTGAAGTCAGAAGCCGCGCGCTGCCACGCGGCTTCCGCCGTCATGGCAGCGCTGTCTGTCGCCGGCACGGGTCAGCCCGCGTCGGGAGGCGTAGTGTTCGCCGGGCTTGTCGGCGAGTTGGGCGTGCCGTCGAGCGGCGCGTCGCCGGTGACCTGTGGACCTGGGATGTAGGGCTTGGCGCCGGGCGCCGGCGTGCCCGCGGGACGCTGCTCGGCGCCGGTGCCGATCGAGGCGTCGCCGCCGGACGGCAGATCATCACCCGAGACGGGCTTGGTGGTGTTCATGGAGACCTCCTGCGTGGGTGCTTGCGCATCAGCGGTATGGGAGGCACCATGACGACGGACCGACGGACCGATTAGGCTGAAGCGAGTCAGCCCGTTGTGGCTGCGTCCGGTTCTGGTGTGGAAAGCAACGACACCGCAGCTATGGAACAGCGTCCTATGGTAGGATCGCTGTCATGGAACACCCGCCGCTCGTCCTGATCGAATGGGAAGACAGCCGGCAGCCGCTCTCCGGGTGGCTGCGGGTGACCGATTACAGCCCGAACGATGCCTGCGTGTGCCTGTCAGTAGGCTTCCTGCTGCATGATGGGACGGACACCAAGGCTCTGGCGCCGAATGTCGCTGATCTCGGCGACGAGCAGGATATGCAGGCGTCGGGAATCATCCATATCCCGACGCGCTGCATCCGCCGAATTGCCCCGCTCGAGTTGAACCGGGGCGCCGTGACTACTTTCCCTTGCCCTTCGGCTTGTTCGACGCCTGAGTGAGCGCCGAGGCAGCGACGGACTTCGCTGCCTTTGACGTCGAGCTGCTCGACAACTGCTTCGACGCCAGGGTGGCAACGCGGGGGGATGTCGTTTCGTTCTTGCCTTTCGGCATAATCAGCTCCTGCGGCTGGGATGTTGCACTCGGCACACGATACCGATTGGCCCGGTCGAGTCGCTACACCGATCGCAGGAGCTCGAGGACTGGCTTGATCGGCTAACCTGGCCTCTCGGACCCGCGCCGAAGGCCGCAAGACGATATGGCTTGCGGGTCATGTCGGCGCGCTGCAGCTCGAGCTCTAAGGCACTCAGCCCGCGTGGCGAAGGCCCGCTGCTCCGCCACAGAGCAGAACCCGGACGGACCGGGGTGAGTGCACAGCCAGACGGTGAGAAGCCAAGCCATTAGTCAGCTCCGCTCTTCAGCCTCGCACTCTGTTGCCCATTTGCTGAAGTTCCCAAGGCCGTAAAGATCACCCCAGATCGACTTCAGCGTCGTACGGTGCTGGAGCAGTGTCGTGCCATCATCGCGACCGATGAACGTGATCTCCCACATCGGCGTCGGCGCCATGCCCGGCATGAGGGTCATCAGCATCGCGCGGCGCTCCCGCTCCCGAACCACGGGGGTAAGGAGGAAGCCGAAGGGCTGCTGCTTCTCCGTGAAGCAGGCGAGCATCTCCTTCCAGTCGGCACGGGCCTCTGCCGTGCCAACCGGCTCCGACTCCCGGATGGCGCCAACGCTCTGGCACCCCGCCAGCAGTAGCCCGGCTAGAATGGTCGCTCTGATGCTCATCCTGCTCTCCTGTCGCTGAACAACTCGCGCTGGCGATCATCGCGCAGCTTCGCCTTCACCGCATGCACTGTTCGCACATGCAGCCCCGTCGCGGCGGCGATGTCGTTCGCCGTCCGCCCGGCGGCCGTCATCTCCGCGATCATTCGGCGCCGCAGCCGCACGTCGTCGCGTGGACCTTTCGGGATGACGATGCGCTCCAGCTTGTCGTGGCGCTCGATGAGGAAGCGCAGCACCTTCACGCCGAGCTGCCGTGCGATCGGATGATCTGCGTCCGCCTCGGCTGGCAAGCGCAGGTACTGCCCGCCCCAGCCGCGCGCCAGCGTGAGCGCCGCGTCCTCGCCGAACGCGTCGGCGACGTCGCGCAGCAGCGCGGGCAGCCAGAGGCGTTCAGGTGGTCGCATCAGTCGAAAACGACAGCGCCGACGCGCCGCGCCCAGCCCTTGAGAGCTTCGACGATCCGCACCTTCGCAGGTCCATCAGCCCAGCGCAGGCTGTCGATGCCCGTCTGCCGCTTCACGAACGCGTCCAGCGACTGCTCGGATGGGTTCTCTATTGCCCCGGCATCGGCGAGCGCGAGCCACAGCGCGCGGATCTTCTTCGAGAGCGGATCTGACGGCAGGCTGCGCTGCCCCGCGCCCTTGCCTGGCGTGCGCGGTGCGCCGCGCTTGTGCAGGGCATCGAGCACGCGGCCGAGCTCGCGGCCGTCCATCGCGCGCAGGCTCGCCTTGCCCGTCGTTGCCTCCAGGAAGCCGCGCCAGGCGACGTCATCATCGAGCCCAGCGACGCGCTTGCGGCAGGCGTGGATCGCGCCCGCGAGGCGGGCGGGAATGCTCACGGCTGCACCTGGTCGACCACGTCGACCGTCTGGACGCCCAAGGCGCGCGCGAGAGGGCCGCGGTAGTGCTGCCGCACCCAGTCGGCCCGGAAGCGGGTTCCAGCCACCAGAAGCGCGCTGCGGCCTTCGGTGAGGGAGACGACGCTCAGCGGCGCGATCCAGCTCCGGAACTCTGCGGCGCTGATGCCCCGTGCCTGGAAGGCTGGCCACCATGGATGGTTCACCTGATCTGACGCTGAAATTGACGCGTCAGATGCCGTCACAGTGGTGAACGGAGCGTAATCGAGGAACCGACTCTGCCGCAGCCACGTGGCGAGGTGCGGCACGTACATCGGGTCGATCTTCATCGTGCGGATCTCGGCGGCGAAGGCCTCGCCGGCCTCGGCGATCCGCGCCGGATCGTGCTCGCGACACACGAGGCGGAACGCGGCCTCGGCCTGAGCACGGGGGTTCGGGCGGCGTGGCGGATAGGCAGCCCATAGACGATCGAAGCCGGCCTTAAGCGGCCCCTTCAGCTGCCCTGAAGCGCCGAACAGGGGGATCTGGCGCGCCATCAGATGTGCCTCTCGCAGTCGGGGCAGCGCGAGCCCGCGCGCAGTGCCGAGGCCGGGCCTTGCCAGCCGCATGCGCACTGGAGCTGCGGCTCGATCGGCGTCATTGCCGCGATCCATTCGGCGCGGTGGGCGTGAAGCGAGCAGCGGAGCAGCGCGAGCGCAGGGGTGCTCGCCAGCGCCTCGAACCACAGCAGCGCAGGGTCGCCTTCGCGGCGCCGGTTATGGCACCAGGCTTGCGCGTTCCCGCCGCGCTGGCCGGCAGACCAATCCCATCCGTGCGGCACCACCTGGCGCGCGCAGTCGATCCTCTTCGACGCGCGCGGCAGGGGCAGAGGCGTGCGGGAGAGAGGGCTCAGTGCTGTCCAGGCCTGGCGCAGCTCGCAGCCCTGCCGCGTGACTCGCCAGCCAAGAGCGGCGAACACACGGGCGTCGAGGTCGCGCGATGCGGCGGCACCGTCCTCGAGCTCAACGATGACGCGCTCGATCTCGCCGAGGCTAGGGCGGATGCGCAGCGGGACGGTGGCGAGCGCCGTCATGCCTGGCCGTCCGGCACGAGGATGAACTGCGTGAGGTCGAGCATCTTGCGACGGTTGTTCACCAGCCGGATCTCATGATCCGTCAGCGGCCCCATCGCGTTGATGCGCACGCCGTGATCCAGACCCCAGCGTCGGATCGTCGCCTGATCGGCGCGTCCACCCGGCAGCGCCGGTGGAACTGGAAGAGGAAGTGCGGGATCGGGAGCCTTGGCCGGAATGCTCACCTGCGCGGTGGTCTGCGAGGTGCCGGGGCCAGCGTTGATCCTGCTCGGCGGACTGGCGGCCGCCGGCTCGGACAGGTTCCCTTGGTATGCTGCGACGTCCCGCGGCGAGGCGTCGACGCCGGAGCGTGACCCCTCTGCGCCACCCGGAGTTGCCCCGGTGTGCTTGGCGCGCGGAGCCCGCGGCCGATACTGCGCCTTCATCGGCACGATCGGCGCGGCAGGCCCCGCGATCTCTTCGACAGGGCGCGCCGCGAGAGCGGGCATCGGCTGTGCGGCGAGCAGCCGCGCAACCTCCCGCCTGATCTCGCGGCGAAGGATCGCCCTGCTGATCATTTCGGCGTCGCCCGCACGATTGCCAGCGCGACGACGCGAAGCTCGAGCGGCAGCGTCAGCAGCATGCGGCGGATTTGCCGCAGCCGACGACGACGCTGCCATGCCCTGAACGACATCACGCGCCACCGCCTGACAGCGGCAGGGCGACCGGCTGGACGAAGAAGTCCTCGCCGACGCTGCCGACAGTGACGCCGGGCACCTTCGCGGCGACCTCCGGCTCGGCGAGGAGGGCCTGCTTGTCGATCTCCTCCTTCGTGCGGATGAAGCGCGCGAGGCCGAGGGACTTCAGCGTCTCCATCACCGCGCCGATGCTTGCGATGCGCACGCTCGGCGGCCGCAGGCGCCAGCCGATCTCGCCACCCGACATGGCGACAGTCTTCCGGCCGCCCGCGCACAACGCCTCACGGTTCGCCTCGGCCCACACCTGCAGGCCCTTCGTCATCGCCGCGATCGCCGCGTTGATCGGTGCGGCCTCGGCTTCGGCCTTCGCCTTCAGCGCTGCCACCTGCTCATCCAGTGCGGCCTGGACGAGCTCGGCAGAGCGCACGAGATCGCCGATCTGCTTGAGCCACTCGTTGGCCTCATTCGCATCGCGCGGCACGGGCACATCGACCGCGCGAGACTTCATGCGCTTGCTCACAACCCCTCCTTTCCCCGCGCTGCGGCGAGGCTGATCTGGTTCTTGATCCGGTCTCGGAACTTCGCGATCGCGGCCGCCTGCGTCTCGCCAGCAGCGATCGGCAGCAGGTACGTCTCCTTGTCATCAGACACCTTCGCGTGCCGGGTGAGCGCAGCGCTGAGGGTGAAGAGATCGCCGTGCTGGATGATCAGCTGCGCGCCGGCGGGCATATGCCAGCCGAGGCGGATGACGCCGTTCGGCATGCAATAGGCGAGCGCCATCAGAGCGCTCCCTTCAGCGTCGCCAGGACGGCTTCCATGGCCTCGATTTCGGCCTGCGCCTTGGTTGGCTTCATGCGGCCGTCCTGCACCCATCGTGGGTAGACGCGGCGGCGCATCTCGATCTCGCGCGTGACGCACGCGATCTGCTCAGCGATCGGGACGACGCGACGTCCGAAATCGAGGCCGGCCGCATCGCCGGCTGCGCCTGGCGCCGGCATCAGCGCGCCGCCTTTCGTTCCGCGACTTCGCGGTCGATGTGCTTCGTCACGCGCTCGCGGAACTGCTGGAGGGCCGCCATTGCCTCGGCATGCGATGCGGCCTCTGGCATGCCAGGCACGAGCCAGGTGCGATTGTCGTAGGCAAGCCGAGCCAGGCTCTGGATCGCCCCCATGAGCAATCCGCCCGGGCCGATCGTAACGAGATAGTTGCCGGCAGGCTGACGTGGACCGACTGTCAGCCGCCCCTGCAGACTGCAACTCATCTTCGGCATCAGCATGCCCCCGTCGTTGCAAGGATGAAGGGTGCGAGGTCGAGCAGTCGGCGGCGGTTGTTCACCAGCGCCATGTCGATCTCGGTCAGCGGCCCGACAGCGTTGATCCGCACGCCGTGGTCCAACCCCCAGCGTCGGACCGTCGCCTGATCAGCCAAGCCGCCGCGCCACGCGTCGAGCTGCGCGGCGATTGGTGCTGGTTTCGATGCGGCCTCGCTCGCCTGGTGATCAGGCTGGCTCAGGACCTGAGCTTCGATCGCCGCGACGTGTCTCGCGAAGCTTGGATCGCGCGCGATCCGCTCGCGCACCCGATCGACGCCGTGCATCACCGTCGTGTGGTCGCGATGCATCGCGCGCGCGATCTGCGGGAACGACTGCAGCGTGCAGTGCCGCGCCAGGAACATCGCGACCTGGCGCGGCTCCATGATGCCGTCGCCGCGCCGCGTGCTCAGGATGTCGGCCGGCGAGACGCCGTAGGCCTCGCTGACGACGCGGACCACGTGAGCAACGCTAGCGACGCGCAGGTGCAGTGCCTCAGGGCGACGGTCACTCATGCGACTTCGCCTTCCGTGAGGAAGGGGCTGCCAGTCTGGCCGCGGTGAACTTGAGGTCTGCGCGAGACAGGCCGGCAGCTCGGGCGGCGGCGTATATCCGCGCCAGCTCTGCATCGAGCGCCTTCTTCTTGGCCTCGCACTCGGCGACGCGCTTAGCGAGAAGCTCAGCGGTGTGGCGACGATCACTCATCGTCGCCTCCGCCTCGTGCGTGCACGACGCGCGTAGCACGTGCCGTGCCATCTTCTGGAGAACGGCCCAGAACCTTGAGAACCCGCTCCATCTCGGCGGTCTTCTCGTTGGCCTTGTCCGGGTCCTTCCGATACTTCAGCGCGCCGCGGAGCGCGTCAGGCGGGAAGCCGAGGCGCTTCGCTTCCTTGTAGGCGTCGCTCTTCTCGGCGTTCAGGCCGGAGATCTCTTCATCGAGCTGCTCGATGCGTGAGGCGAGGCCGCGCAACGCCTTCTCGGCGGTCGCAGCGCTGTTGTGGCCAGGGCCCGGCTTGCTCACAGAGCACCTCCGCTGCGGAGGCGACGCAGGGCCTCGAGGTCGACCACACCGTCGGGAACGACCTGGCGCCGCGCGCCGATCGGCACGACCTGGCGCTCGAGCTGCTGCGCGTCCTCCACCAGGTCCGTGGCGATCGCCTCGATCGTGCGGAATGCCTGCGCGGCGTCGGGCACACCTTTCTCGCGATAGGCCTTGCACCACTTCGCGAGGTGGCGCAGCTGCTCACTCAACATGCGTCGTCTCCTTCGAGAACCGTGATCGGGGGCACCGCCTGCAGGCTGCGAACATCCGGCGGCGGAGCTGGCCGGTGTCGTGGAACGCCTCGGCCTTGCCTTGCCACTCGAGGCAGAGGTCAGAAGCCAGCTCGCCGAGCACGGGGCACGGAACGGTGCCGCGCATCAGCACGCCGCGGATGCGCTGCTCGATGCGCGTCGTCTCGGCTGGGTAGCGGTTCCGCAGCACGGCGTTGACGGCGCTGCCGGAGATGCCGAGGCGCTGCGCGACCGCTGTCTGGCTGGTGGTGTCGCAGGCGGCCGCGAGCGCATCGATCCAGTCGGGAGTAGCCGCACCCCACGCGGCGCGCGCAGCGTCCTGGTTCCGTGACACGGTCATGCTGCGCCTCCGACCTCAGGCGCGCCGGCATGCCAGGTGATCTGCTTCAGGTTCGGATCGAAAACCGCCTTCAGGCGCGTGATCTGTGGCGCATCAGGCCCGGTACTCTTTAGGAACCGGTACGTCGCTGTAACGCCTTTGCGCCCTCGCTTCGCAGGGACCTGGACCCGGAGGTAGCCAGCGCGGGCAAGGAACCGCACGTAGGTTTCCGCCTCGTGCTCCGAGATGACGCCACCATCGACACTCGAAGCGACCGCAAGGTCGCGCGGCGTGAAGACCTTCAGCATCTTCATCGTGCGCCAGAGGCGATCTCGGCCGCTGCCCTGCGTGGGGACCGTGCCGTCAGCGGCAAGCCGTGGCGGCGTGGGTCCGACGTCCCGCACCAGGACCCATGTCGCGCCGCCTGCAGGCCCCTTCTCCTCGCTGCGCGCCAGGATGCCAGCCGCCTCCAACGCTGCGACGTAGCTGCTGACCGTGCGCACCGGGACGTAGCTGATCTGGCCGATGCGCGTGCGCGTCATCGCGGCGCCTGGCGTCTCGGAGAGCTTCCGGATCGCGGCCCAGATGGCCGGGCGGCCGGTGAGCACGACCTCAGCAGCGCGGCGTGTGACGGGCTTCACGCCTCGCGCCATCAGCGCGCACCCCGCTTCGCCGCAGACCACGCGTCATCGCGCGGCTGCACCTGGCCGGTGTAGAGAGGCCGCCCCGCCCACCAGGCTGCGTCGATCGCCGCCGGCTGCTCAGTACAGGCAGCATCACGGATCAGGTCGAGGTTGATGCAGACGCGGCGCGCGCCGCCTTTCGCTGCATCGACCACCGCCTGGAGAAGATCGTCTGCCAGCGTCAGCCCTGCGCAGTACAGCCGCGACAGCTCGCGTGTGTCGTGAAGATCCACCGGCATCGCCGCGACCCATCTCAGCACCCGGTTGTGCACGCGCTCCACAGCGCGGAGCTTGGCTGGCAGCCGCTCCTCGCCGATCAGCGCGATCGCCGCGCCGCTGCTCTCGTGGATGTCACGCACGATCTCGATCGCGCCGGCGGCCAGCACGTGATCGGCCTCGTCCAGGATGAGCGGCCGGCCCGACGCCCGCAGCTCGTCGGCGATCTGCGACGACATCTCGTACACGCGCTGGGCTGGCTCGATGCCCATCTCGTGCAGGATCGCGCGGCAGAGAGCGCGCTTCGTCCAGGAGCTGCGCGCCTCTACGTAGTGGGCGCGGTGCAAGTTCGCGGACAACGTCGCGGCGAAGGTCTTTCCGTAGCCTGACGGGCCGTGGAAGACCACGAGCCCAGGCAGGTGCGGCGCGCGTGCCAATGCGGCGGTAAGGCCTTCGTGAAAGAGGGTGACGTTTCGCAACCTGGCGATGGTGCCAACGTGCGCAGCGTGGAAATCGGAATTCTCGGTGCTCATCACGTCTCCGGGTTAGCTGGCGTTGGGGGAAGCGGCATGAGTGGTTGCGCGAGATCGGTAGTGACCGCGGCGGATGTCGATGCCGCGTGCTTGCGAGAGGGCGCGCAGGAACTCGGTTGTGGTCTCGTAGGCCTCGAACCAGGCGCGCTCGGCCTCAGGGATCACGGCGCCGCTGTTCAGGGCATCCCAGGCGGCCAGGCCGCGCGCGACGCGGGCGTTGCGTTCGGCCCGCGGATCGCGCGCCTCCTCCGCGCGCCTGCGCGATGCCAGGGCGACGAGCTGCGCATCGCGCCGCTCGTCTGCCGGGGTGCGCGCCGGCGCCACCGGCGCTTCCTCCGCTCGCGAAGCTCGGCCCGCCTCGTGGAGAGCCGGGGTATCGTGACGCTCGCTGTTCCTTGGGAAGGCGATGACGGAACTGGCCGCCCGGCGTGCAACGATGTCGCGAACGAGCTGATCAGGCTCAGGCAGCACGCGACGCCGCTTGTCCTTCAGCGCGCTGATGTTTAGGCCGCGCAATGTCTTCGTCTGACGGCGGGCCTCCTCGGCGATCTCCTCGCGCGAGATGCCGGTGCGCTCTGGATCCTCCGCGATGCACACGAACTCGCGGGCACCGTCGAACACGTAGATGCGGCCGGCATCGGTCGGGTCCTGCCGGCACTCGACCGTCTCGCCAACGAGGTCGCCGAGCTGCGGTGCAATGAACAGGCCGTTCTCGACCCTGATGCCCTTCTTGGTGACCGTCCGCATGCCATTCCCGCCGGCAAGCGGGGCGAGGAGCACGTCGAGCGCGCGCACGTCGTCGATCCGCCTGACGGCTCCCGTCCATCCAAGCGCCCTCAGTGCGGGTGTCGTTGAGATGCCGTCGTGCGGCCTGTTGTGGTAACCGGCGCACCAGTTGTCGCAGAAGGCCTGCAGCTCCTGAGCCGTCAGCGAAGCCTGTATCGGCCTGGCCCCACTGTTGCGGTCGAAGAGACGCGAGATGAAGCTCTTGCGGCTCTCGATCTTCTGGCGGCTGGCCACGTCATGGCCGACATAGCCGCCGAGGAGCTTCAGAAGCCCATGTGAGAACGTCTTGAAGAAGCGCTCAATGAACGGCTTCTGTTCCGGCGCGCCTACCGTCGCGCGCCAGTGCTCGATCTCCAGCCGGGCCAGCACGCGTTGCACATGCTCGCTGACGAAGTCGCTGCCGTTGTCGGTATGAACCGCTTCGGGGACGCCGTACTCGATCAGGCCTGCGCGAAGCAGCGCTGCGACAGCGGGTCCGCTTGACGTGCGGTGAACGCGCATCATCGCGCGGCGAGAGAATACGTCGATGAAGGCGACGATCGTGTAGCGGAGACCGTCGGCGAGCATGATGTCTGCCTTGGTGGCGTCGAACTCCCAGCGCTGATTGAGGCGAGTGACCTGCTCGTCAGCCTTGCCGAATGCCGGGCGGAACTTCCCCTTGTGCGCATCCGGGCTTTCGAGGAACGCAAAGTCGCGCTTGTTCTTCCTCTTCCAGTCCGCGAGCCAGCGCTGGCATGCCCTCTCGCTCGGCGCCCTAAGGCCGAGCTCGCTGGCGCGCAGATCAATCGCGGCATTAAGATCGGCGCCGGAGAGATGCGGCCACTGCACGATCATCGCTTCGGCGAGGTCGAGCAGCTCGGGCGTGGCGCTGATCGTCGCCTCGCGCGGCTTGTAGGCACCGGCCAAAGCGATCGGCCCCTGCGTGCGGAGCAGACGCTCCCAGGTCAGCAGGCTCTTCACACAGAAGCTCGGGATCGCGGCGCGAACCTGCTCCGGAATGTCGAAGGCGCCGTCCGCCCATTCCTGGGCGAAGACCTCCGCGCGCTGACATCCTCCGATGCCTCGCCAACGGCGGAACAGGTCAACGATCCGGAGCCGAGCATCTGCGCGTACCGCCTGCTTCGGCGGCAGCGCATCCAGCTGTGGCCCCTGATGGAGCCGGAGGTTCCACTCCTCAGGTGAGCACAGCTGAGTGGCTTGGCCGGCGAGGCGAACGTCAGGCCAATAGTGATCGACGCGGCGGCGGATTGCCTGTCGAAGCGCGGGCGGCAGGCTGTAGAGGTTCCAGACATAGGTGCCGGCGTGACCACCAACACCCGGCACGACCGTGTAGAGCGCGCCGACGCCCTTCAGATGCCTGACTACATGCGCCGCGCGGGCCGGCAAGCCCTCTACACGCAAAGCCAGCAGATCTGCGGCCGTGAACTCGGAGAAAAGGCGCTGACCGCTATCGCCGCGCGCGTACGTGCTGATCTGTGGCGGCACGTCGGGGGGAGGCGTGAGCATGCTCCCAGATGCGCCATGGCGCAGCTCGCTGAGCTGGCTCACGCGCCGTCACCCGGAGCTGGACTGTTGTCGTTGGCGAGAAGCTCGTGCTGGCGACGCAATACAAACTCGTCGCGCGCCTGCTCCATGAGCTCTGGAACCATGTTGTCGATGTCGTCGAGCAATAGGAAAAATGCCCACTCGACCCTGGCGAGAGCGCGGTAGGCGTCGAGTAGCGAGCACTCGATTTCGGCACGCAGGCCGGCGGCTACGATGCTCTCCATCAAGCGGCAAGCTCCCTTGCGCGCCGCTGGCGCTCGCGCTTCGCCCAACGCGTTGGCCAGATCACATCTGGAGGCACGCCGATCGCGGCAGCGATCTCACGCTCAACTCGCGGATATGGAACCCGAAGCGCGTGCCAGGCTGTTGACGGCTTAATCCCGAGGCGCCTGGCGACCTCGGAGATGCTGAGGCTCCGCTTCTTCAGCGCAGCGACGACATCTGCCGGATGCCAATCGGCGAGCGGGGCGACGCCATCATCGGTCATGTGATACCGTTATTCCTTCGCAGTTTTGCGGGATGACTATCGCATGAAGCTGAAACACCAGTCAACAGGTTCACGCGAGAGTTCGCGTGTTTCTGCAATCGATCCTGATCGGGTTGGCTTCGTGGCGCGGCTTAGGAAGCTGGCAGAGATTGCCGGCAGCCCAGCCGCACTCTCCTCGGCGGTTGGCATCGCTGACAGCACAATCCGAACCTACCTCAATGAGGACGGCGCCGAGCCGAAGAGATCGCAGCTTGTTGCGATCGCACGAGGTATGAACGTGTCGATCGCTTGGCTTTGCAGCGGCGACGGTCCGATGGAAGGTGACGATGCCTCTACAAGGCTACGGCGCGCTCTAGGTGTTGACGACGCCATCCTCGTCGACGCTTATCCGATGGCGCTCACTGGCGGATCACCCTCTTGGGAGGTCGCAAACAGCCCCATCAACAAGGTTGCCGTGATGCGCACGCAAATCGCCGCCGCGCAGAGAGCAAGGGTATGTGCTGTTCAGGTCGTCGATGACGCGATGGATCCTGAGCTCCGGCTGGGCGAGTTCGCTGTCATCGATCTTGGTGACCGAGAGCTGCTGCCAGGCGGCGGCGTGTTCGTATTCGGATGGGAAGGCGGGCTCTACCTCCGTCGCCTCCTGCCCGAGCCCTCAGGTGCACTGCTGGTTCGCGCAGTTAATGCCGAGTACCAGACGTTTAGGGTCGTCAGCGAGCGGCGCGAGGATCTGATCGTTTACGGCCGGGCATTCCTTGCCGCCCGCAGCCAACAGATAACGTAG